TTCCATATTAGGATTCATTGCACTGGATAGAATTATTAATGTAATATCAGAATAGACTCCATCACCTGTCGTTACCCCTGCTCCAGCAATATTACCATACTGTGCAAAGTTATCCGGAAAACCAATACCCTTTAACCAATCATAGAGCTCGATATAATTTTTCATATCTTCATCTATCTTAAATGTTGCTTGGAGATACCCATAAGTTAGCTTCGTACCAGGCAAAGGAATCTTGGAGAATGGTGTTTCTACATCAGCTGTACCTAATGATACCTGAGGAATATTTACACTCTGTACAAAGTAATTAACGGTTGGTGTTTTCTTAATCTGGAGTTTGAAACCAAGAGGAGAAAGAAAACTTTGATTGATTGGTTGATTGTCTAATACACTCATTTGTCACTCCTGTTTACTATTTATCCAATAAAAAAAGGCCCTCCGAAGAGGGCCTTTAAAGAAACATACTGTCTTGTTATTATTATTACAGTAGGTTTGTAACCAAAGTACGACGGTAGTAAACGTTGCTATCTTTTACAATAGCACCGGCACCGCGTGTGATACCTTGAGCGAATGGATTCGCAACCATGCCGTAGCGGGTTTTGAAACCAATCTTTGGTGCGAAGCTGTCTTGATCGACAGCACGAACCATTTGTAGAGGAACATATGGGCAATAGAATAGACCAGCATCAAATGCGCTCGAACCTTTGTAACCAATAACCATGTAGTTACCAGTTGCATATGGATCGATATACACCTTCATACGACCATTCAGAACGCCAGCGAATGTGTTGCCTGTATCGTCAACTTGCAGGTTGTTGCTGTTCAGAGCAGGAGTGTAGTCCAGAACACCAGCCATTTGCAATGCAGATGCTACATCTGAAGAACAAATGATGATGTTACCTTTGCCACGACGTGTGTCTTTAGCAATTTGGTTAGCTTCGCGTTCGATTTGGAACATTAAGCCTTTAAACTTCTCAACTGACCAACGACCGTTAGCATCAACGTCTAAGTCGAAGATACCAGCAGTAGTTGTACCTGTATCACAACCTTGTTTAGCTGATACGGCAATTGTACGAACAACTTCACGGTTGATTTCAGCAAGGATCTCACCAGTCAGAATGTTTGACAATTCTGTTTCAGCGTCAAGACCATGAATTGCTTTCAAGTCTTGTGCCAATTCCATTGTGTATTCTGCTTTCAGAGCACGTGATTGAGCAGTTACAGTAACTTTCTCAATTGTGAAGCCCATTTGTGGGAAAGCAGTATTGCTTGTTGTTCCCAAAGCTTCGGCTTGTGCTGTTGACATACCACCAGCGTAGTTGTATACACCAGTAGAAGCCAAGTTAATTGTCTGGCTTGTTGTACCAGGAACTGTACCAACTTGCTTCAGACCAATTGTGTTGGCACCAGAAACAACAGATGAGAACTCGGTGTTAACTTCGTTGTAGAATGTTTCTGCAACGTTTGCAGAAGTTGTATTGCCATACTGAGCGCGCATAGCAAAGATCAAGCCTGTTGGGCCTGTCATTGGCTGTACACCGCAAACGTCGTAAGCAATCAGATTAGGCATTGCACGACGAACCAGGCTGATAAGCACAGGGTCGAAAGTTGCAATATTACCAGCGCCACCGGAAACACCAGCATTGATAGGAACAGGCGACTCAGACAGGAACTGGCTACCAGCGGACTGGTTGCTTGCTTCCATCAAAGCTTTTTCTGTGTTCTCAAGCAATGTAGCAATAACGCTACGCTTGTGCGTGTCCTTAATAGGACTTAGGTCTTCGTGGTTCAGTACTGGAGCCCACTTTTGTTGAATTTCTTCATTAAGGTACATTTTCTCTATCCCCTTCTTGGTTTAGTTAATTGGAATGATTATATTTATATTTGCTTATTTTTTAGCCGTTCTGGAAATAGCTTGTGCATAAAATGACACAGGGCTATTTACAGTTGCTTTTTGTGGCTCTGCATTGTCTTCTTCGATTTGCTCAAGAAGATTTTGCTTTCCAGACTTCTCAACAGGGAAATAATTTTCCTTAACGAGTTCTAGTTTTTTGCGATAGTTTTCTGCTGAATCAAATTCAACACCTTCCGCAAGGGCAACTAGCTTTTCTGCTTGTGTAGCAGCGAGTCCTTCTGTCACATTAGCAAGAATCTTTTCACGAGTTGATTCACTCAATTCACCTTTCAGTGTCATGTTTTCTTCCATGACTTTATCAAGGCGAGACTGAATATCTTCTACTCTTCCTGTCAAGTCTTCGACAATGTCGAATTTCTCTTCGGGAACGGAAATGTAGCTCTCTTCAAACAAACCTTTTAGTTTTGTAATGAAGTCTTCTGTAATTTCAGATTTCAGAGTGTGCTCAATAGCAATTTGGTTCTCTGCCATCCATTGCTCAACCACATACTCCATGTACTGGTCAATCTTAGATGTTAGATCTTCTGAAAGTTTTTGTGTTTCTTCTTCAAGAGCAGTATTGTATTGCTCTTCAAGTTGTGTGATCGCTTCGTTAACTTGAGCTGTTACTGCTGCTTCAAAAATAACTGTAGCCTTCTCTTTGAAGTCTTCAGATAGATCTGAACCACTGAACATAGCATCAACGTCTTCTTTGACAGACTTCATACTTACAGTAGCTTTGTTGCTACCAGCAGTATCTTTTGTTGTCTTGACATTGTTCTCTGTGCTTGTCTCTTCTTCACCTTCACCAGGTGTGATGTGAGCGATTCTATTCATCGATTCACCATTACCTAGGTTAGATGCTGGCAGAGTTGCATTCTTAGCAACAGGGTCAGTTGTATGGGCAACACCAGTAGCTCCGCCACCAGTTTGGATCTTTTCGTCCAGTTGTTTTTCTTTAACGGTCATTTAAGGCTCCTTTGACTTTTATTTATTTATAAAATTATCTTTTCGAAAGGTCTTTGAAGAACTGATTAAATACTTTAATTGCAGTTTCTTCGGATATTTTTTGGCGGGCACCATGATTAATTTCTTGTTTATATTGTTCGACACGCTCTGCTTTAAGAAGACCGTTGTCCCATACCCACTCAACACCTTCCATAATACCACGCACAAATGCGTCAGGAGCGGAAGGATCAGCAACAATATCTCCAGCAGTAGCTAGATGAAAGTCATCTTGTACTTCCATGATACCATTACTATTTTCTTTAATACTACCCATACCACGAGAAGAGATACCAAGCGAAGCACCTTCACTTACTAACCCCTTGACAATGTTACCCATTGGGGTATCAAGCACCTTTGCTTTACCCATGATATTATTGCCTTCGCGATATAATTTCTTGAACATAATACATGCACGCTCAAGATTAATTGTTGGACCAGAAGGATGTCCTAATTCACCATATGCTCTATTCTTCATCACATACTGTTCGTTGTAACGATTCATTTCTTTTTCAAGCGTATTAATCTTATACATGCGACCGTTGCGATTCTCTATTTCGCCTTGCATGATGATACCTTCAATAAAGACGTGCTTCTTGCCTTCTTTTTCTTCGATAATATATTTTACGTCTTCGTTTAATTCGGTAATTAATTTCATGATTGGCCTCAACGGTAAGCTACAGGAACGGCACGTATTGCCCCACCAGTTTGTGTTACAGCAAGAGTGTCTGTTGGTTCTTTAATTACGACATAACTTTCAAAACCAGTACCGTGATGCCCTAACGTAAATATAGCCTTTGTTGTACCATTTGCCCATGCTTGTGTAATGTTGGCGGAGTTGGCGCCATCAAGATTCACTAATAAAACAAGTGGTGCGCTCGCTACATTGTTCGCTGTTGTTAAAACAAGTTGCGAACCAATAAATTTCATTACATCAGCCATTTAGGACCTCCTTGGTAATCTCAGCAACTGCATCATAGTCCTCAGCTTCGATTAGCTCGATAAAAACTTGTTTATAATTGTCGTCTAACACTTCATAAACGCTTACTACCTGGCTACGAATATCTTCTGCAAATACGTTAAACAAATCATCTGCTTCTTCAACTACTTCAGTAGAGTCTAAGTGCTTTTCGCCAAGTACTTGCTTAAGTGTTTTTGACTCATACACTTTCTGATCTTCACCAGGATTGTATCCATGTCCTTTTGAACGATCATGCGGCTTAATATTTGTTGCGCGGAAGTGATCATCACCGTTACCATTGACATCGTCCGTCTTTTTGATAACATGCTTGTCCATAAAACGCTTTTCATCCTTTGTCTTTGGGACATAGGCTGTCACCGAGTCAGGCTCGACAGGCGAAGATGGAGTAGGGACTTCAGGCTTCTTCAGTTCCAGCAGCTGCTTCAGTGTTTTCATTCGGTTCTTCCTCTTGTTCTTCCGATGCTTCCGCATCAGCGTCTTCGTAGTTAAAATAATTCTTTGCGACTTCTATCTTTTTTGCTTCAATAGAATCTGCGATTTTATCTAATACAATTGATGCAAATGCTGATTGGAAGTCACTAGGACTCTCTGCACGTGCAGCATTAATCATGTCATCAATTGTGTATTGTTTTTCACTCATATTTTCTCCAATTATTTAGTTGAATTGTTCTGTGGGAGCTACCGAGCCAAATCCACCGCCACCAGGGCCTTGAGGATTGTTCTGACCAGGAGGAGCATTACCACCTTGCACCGGATTACCACCCTCATCAACCTGTTGTTTATATAATGGATTCTCTTGCTCAGACATATTTTGTTCATCCATCTCTTCAATCTCTTCATCCGATTGATAGAGAACGTGCTTACGTACCCACTCATTAGAATAATACTTACCAATGTACGGTTGTAGTTGATCTAATGTTGTTAATCTATCACGCATTACTGTTGTAGTCTTTTGTTGCTCAAAGTAATTATCTTTTGTATAATCAAATTTAACATTAGACTCAATTGCTTCCCAATCTTCCTCCATCATAACATTTTTAAGCAATAACTGCTTTTTCAATGCCTCAAGGAAGAGGTGATTAAATCTCATACGAAGACGGTCGATAAATTTACCAAACTTGATTTCGTCTCTTGATACTTCTTGATCCTGACCAAATATAAACGCACCGTCTTGTTGTAAACGTGTGGTAGGTACATTTAGCGATTCATATAATTTCTTTTGGAAATATTCAACGTCAGCCAACTCGCCAAGATTTTGACCTGCAGGTAATGTTGTAATCTCTGTACCACGTGAACCATCTCTACGTGGTAGCCAGTAATCTTCTAACATTGTCATAAACTTACGATCGTCACGAATCTCACCTGTTGATGAATCATAAACAACTTTATTCTTATGACGTTGCATCATGTCGCGCATGTACTGCTCAGCCTTCATCTTTGGAAGGTTACCTACATCGATATAGAATATACGGCGTTCAGGTGCACGAGAGATACGGTAAACAATTGTTGCATCTTCTAAAGCTCTAAGCTGATTCAATGGCTTAATTGCTTTATGTAAATGACTTAGTACAACAGTGTTCATTGGGTCTAGAACACCTGATGTTGTGTGAATGATGCTATCAGGTGCAATCTTTAGACCTTGCACTGATGTTGCTGTACCTACTTCACCAGCTTTATTTTGAAAGCCTTTTTCATTGTAAATAAAATATTCTTGTACTGTCTGCGTTTGTGTGACCTGTGACTGTCTATCACGCTTACGTTTTATTTCACGAATCTTACGTAGCTTACGCGGATCAATATATCGTAATTCTTTTATCCCTTCGTTTGGCTTTGTTATATCAATAATGATATGGTAGTACATTCTACCATCAACATACCAACGTTTGAATATATCGTATGCTGACTTATTAAAGTCAAGCAATGTCAAGACAGACTCAAATTCTGTCGTAATTAATTTTTTAATATTAGTTGATAACTTAGTATCGTCTAAATTAATCTGAACAATCTTCTCTTTATCTTCAAGAACAATAGCTTCGTTAAGAATATCATCAGTAGCACGCTCTACCTCAGGGTGCATTGACATCTCACGATACTTTGTTACAAGCTCAGCCTCTGTACGAGCAGCACCTTGTAAGTCTACATAGGTACCATATGCTCCACCAGCGGCAACGACAACAGCACCATCATCTTTAATTTCTGGTGCAAATGCCGGTTGTTTATCTTGCTCTTCTTGTGGGTCGACCGCTCGACGAATCTCAAATCCAAATAAATTGGCCATTATTTAAATACTCCGTTGAAAGAAGAGCGACTTAGTGTCGCCCATCTTTTTTATTCACCGCCACCGTCGCCAGTGATTCCACCAGAAACATTCCACCAATCGTATTGGAAAGTTAATTGGAATTCTTCAATCGAATCTGTATCACCCCAGTTGAGATCAATAGAGGATACTGAAGAAGGAAAAATACCATTAAACTTATATACGCGGATTGGAACGCCAGTTTTGGAAAACTGTGTTACTTCTGCTGTTGATTTATATAGTAGGGGGGCTGCAGAGCCAAATGAACGTAAGTTTGTTTCGAGAGAATTAATTCTGTTCGACCATTCTTCCATTGCATTACGGATTAAAAAGTCCTCATCGTTGATGACAGTCACTGACCAGTCACCAAAAGTTCTATCGCCAGCTAACTTTACTTTGCGACCGAAGTATGGTACTTCAATTACACCTAAAGTAGACTCAGGGATCTGAGCAGCGCGAACCATGAAAGGAACTTTAATGTCAGCAATACTATTTGCTGGATTAGAAAAGGTAACCTGGAAAAGAGAGCCTCGAGCTCCCCCCAGAGTTAGCTGACTTCTAATCTCATTTACATTAAACGCCATGTTTGTTCTCCTTTATTCTTTATTTATTATTAAAACTGGCCGACTACTTCGGAGAACTCAACACCAGTTCTTACAGCAACAAAGTTCAACTGAATGAAGTTAATACTCTTTGCTGGTTTAATATAAATGTCGCCAATGAACTCATTACGGTCGATGACTTCACCTGTGTTGTTTGTTGTGTCACAAACAACTTGGAACTCATAGATACCACGACGACCTTGTACATCACGCAGGAACGGTTCAACTAGATTACGGAATTGAGCACGTGTAAAGTCATCATTGAATTCAAACAATGTAAACTTAGTAGCTGTCGCAATTGCTTTTTCAAGTACAATGAACAGACGACGAACGTTAATACGATCAAATGCGCTTGGTTTAGCAAGCAACGTCTTATCTCCATACAGTACTGTTCCTTGACCTGGGAATGTAACAACAGGGTTAACACCAGCTTTATAAAGGATATCACGATCAGCCTGGCGTGGATTAAACGCTAGCTTAACAATATTCTTTACTTGGCCGCGGTTGAAACCAGCAGGTGAATACCATGGATCTCTTGTGTCGTCTGTACGAACACATAGACCAGCTGTATCACCGTTCAGTGGAACATAACGATATATGTCGTTATACTTGTCATATTGATATTTGTAACCAGAATCTAACACAGCATAAGATGTGCTACGTAGGCTATTACGGAAAGTAACAACGTTTGTTGCTTCACTACCAGCTGCATTTACAACGTCAGCTCTTTGTGGTGATACGAATACCACACAATCTTTACGCTTTTCTGCAATGTTATCAATTAGGTAGTTAGGTATTTGTTCACCATTTGTACCGCCGCGTGCTGTACCAGTTAGAATTAAAGATACATCTACATCTTCTGCTGATGCGAATAAATCATAACCCACCAATACAGATGCCAGAGCAACGTTATTTTCATCTGCTCCATCTCTACCACCAATAAATGATAATGATAGAGGTGTCGTTGTTGTTGAATTGATAATAGCTGTGGCAGTTCCAGAAGCAGCACCACTACGGTCTCTCACCCACCAAATATAATTGGAGTTAGTATTGATTACAGTTTTGTAGTAGTTGGTTGCACCGTCTTCTGTCTTTGCATCAGTAGCGCGTGAAAGATTACTGAATACTTCAAGAATTGTTCCTGGCGTACCTGTAAACAAACCATCTTGGTCAGCAACAACTACGTGTAGTTCGTCGCTTACAGATGTATTGCCAAAATTAGCTTGATATGCACTTTGGCTAGGAGCTGAGTCTACAGTGTTCCAGTATTCCCACTTACGTGTATAACCAGCTGCAGAAGTATAGTCTGTCGACAGACCATATACATCTTCTGTAGTAATAGTAAACGTTGCAACTGTAGACGTATTAGAAACAGCAGAAATAGAAGCTACTTTAAGGTACTGAAGACCAATTGTTGTATTTCCAACTTCAACATAATCACCAACATTAACACCTGCAGTCAATGTAGTAGCATATGTCACAGCGTTTGTAATTGTTCCGTTACCAACAGCAATGTTGACTACCACGTTTGACGAACCAATTGTAATAGCAGCATTACCCAGTGATGTACTCAATGCACCACCGCCATTGTCTAGGTTAGCTAAGGAGCTATACGCAGCATTTGAGTCACATACAGAAATCTTAAGTGAGTTACCAATCAGACCTGGGTACTTTGCAATGTATGCAAGATCACCGTCACCAGCTTGGATTGATGTAATTGAGTTATCATAGTGGTCTTCATTTTTGACAACATACCTTGCATTGTCGAGACTTGTGTCATTTGTTGCATCTGACCAATCAGTTAGAGCAGCTGTATTGGCAATAGCGTTACGGCAGACGATAGCTGTGTTTGTTGATGTTGTGTTTGCTGCGCGAGCAATATATAACTTGTTACCGTATGAAAGGAAGTTCGCTCCTGTGAAGAACGTTTCCGCGTTGTGGTTTGTTGGCTTTCCGAATCTTGCTGCAAGATTGGCTTCTGAATCAACAAGAACACGCTGTTCCACAGGACCCCAACGGAACACACCTGCTAGGGCACCTTCGGTTGTAGAAACTGCGGGGACAACTGTTGTTAGGTCAATTTCAGATACATTTACGCCAGGACTAACTTGAAATGGCATGTCTATCTCCCCTCTGAGGTTTTATTTATGTAGGAAACAAAAAATTTGGTTCCTTGTATTTATAATTCTATGGTTTCTAATGGGCCCAACCATACGAGCCATTTTTCTGTAACATTGATTGATCAAAATCATCATCACCAGCAAATAACCAAGAGTCATCACCTTTTCTTACCGCAATCATTGGTTGTTCAGATGACTCACCTCTATTAATAATACCAAACGGCAATAGACTTTCTTCCATTGCGTCTTCATTTTCATCTTCAAGTCTTTTGCGCAGATCAACGCTTGTCAGCTCTTTAACATATGATTGTTCCATTGCCCATGCAAACAAAACACAACACATGACCAAATCATCATGCCCTTCTTCTGCTTCGTAGCTGTCTCCAATATTTACAAAACGGAAGAGCTCGTATAATATACGCTCGTCATT